ACTCAATAGAGAACTCTTCTACAAACTAGTCTACCTTATATAGTCCTACAGATGGTCCATGCTAACTACTGTGCACCCTACCCTAAACAACCATGTGGTGTCCATGTTGTATGACGTCATCTGTTCTCAAATCTTCTACTAAATTTTCCCCAGTCTCGTGATCAGTCTTGTGACTACGCCATCAACTTGTGACTGATGTGACAGCATGACTGATAATCCCTAACCCAAGTTGTTCTAAAAATAGAAAATAAAAGAAAAAGAAAAAGAAAAAGAAAAAGAAAGTAAAAAGAGAAAATAAAAATGAAGTCTACCATTAATGATCTTGACATTACCCCCCTCTTAAGGTTTCTCCTCTAGAGAAACATTCTGTTCTCCAATCTCTTCTTTTTATTTTTTCATTTTCTTCCTCCATTTTTTCTTCTACCATCTTCAAATGCTCGCTTTCATCAATCTACCTATCTCCCTTCCACTTCTTCCAATTCTTTTCTAACTTTCTTAAATATTCTTCCTTGAACTTCTTGTCATCCCACCCATATAGTACCTTTGCTGTATACTTCCCCAGTAATTCCATCCTCCTGTACTTATCTTCTTCTTTCTCCTGTTGTCTTATTTCAACTCCTCCTTTTTCAAACTCTTCAATCAACTCTTCTGCATTCTTCAAGTTCTCTCTTCTTTCCCAAGTATCTCCTTCCACCGTAAATCTCTTCCACCTTATCAAATATTTCTCTACTCCTCTCATCTTTTTCTTGTTCAGTATTTTTTCTACCTCCCATTCTTCAACTCCCTCTACCTCTACCAGTTTTCCTTCCTCTTTCTTCTGTCCTTTCACCTGTTCTTTATATCTTACTATCTGGCTAACATTTACTACCAGATGGATCCTCATCGAACTTGGCAATCTCAGCTTTACCACATTTGATGATACTACCTCCTCTATTGCATACAGCCCCACATATCTCTCCATCAATTTCTTACTTGGTCTTTCTTTGAACACTAAGTCCTTAGTGCTCAATAATACCTGATCTTCTTTCTTCCTCTATTTGCATACCTCTTCATCTCTTCCTGGGTTTTCCTTAATGCCGCCTCTGCTTCTTCATGCACCTTCTTCATCCTTTCCACAAACTCCGTTGCACTCTCCACTTTTCCTTTCTTCCTAATGTCCCCTCCCATTCTCATTTCTTTTCCATAATTTGCTATAAATGGCCAAACCTTTGTTGCTGTATGTACCTTGTTGTTTATCGCAAATTCCGCCGCTGCCAACCACTCCGGCCAATCCTTCTGCCTATGCTCAATAAAGAATTGGAGATATTGCTCCAATTCCTGATTCATCCTCTTGGTCTGTCCATCTGTCTGGGGATGAAACACCGTCGACAACTTCATCTTGATTCCCAACATCCTATTCAGCTCCTTTGTCAATTCCGCTGCAAACTAAGGTCCCCTGTCTGACACTACACTTTCCAGCAACCCATGTAACTTCTATACATTATCCCGGAATAATCTTGCTAACCCCTCTGCTGATGTTCCCTCTGTCGTTGCCACAAAATGCATCATTTTTGACAACCTATCACATACCACTAAAACTGCATCCTTTCCTGCTACCACTGGTAGTTTCGTAATGAAATCTACTGTTAAGTGTGACCAAGGTTTCTTTGGTACTTTACTCAACTTCAACTTCCCTGCCGGTTCCTCTGTCCTGTTTTTCATCCTCTGGCATAGATCGTACTCTTCCACATACTTTCCCACATCTCTGGTCACCCCCAGCCACCAGTAATTTCTTGTTACCAATTCCACTGTCTTCTACCTTCCTCCATGTCCAGCTGCCAGTACATCATGATGTAACTGGATTACTTCTGCTCTTAACTCTTCATCCTTTGGCACATACACCTTCCCTTCCTTCAATACCAGATCTTCTTCCAATTTCCACTCATCTCCTCTTAACTCCCTAACTCCCACCTTTTTCATCTCTTCTACTACTCTAACTACATCCTTGTCCTTACTTCTTGCCTTTTTTATTTTCTCTAATATATCTACCTCTGGTCCTTCTACAACTACTTCATACATACTACGAATCTAATTGTCCTTAATAAATACTTGGTTCTCATTGTCCCTATCTACTCCTATTTTCCAGTCTGCTCTTCTACTAAGTCCATCTGCCTTTCCCATCTTACTTCCTGCCACATATTTCAAGGTAAAATCAAACCAAGACAAATACAAAGCCCATCTGGCTTGTCTCCTGTTCAACTTTTGCGCCTTCATGAAATATTCCAGATTTTTATGGTCTGTCCATATTTCAAATTTGAACTGCACTCCCTCTAACAAATGTCTCCATGCTTCCAACCCTCTTACAATAGCCAACATCTCTTTATCATATATTTCATAATTTCTCTCTATCTCATTTAATAACTTTGAGAGAAATGCCACCGGTCTCCACAATCCATCCTCACATTCCATTGATAATACACCTCCTGTCACATAATCTGATGCATCCACTTCCATCCTCATTTTTTTATCTATATCGGGAGCTGCCAGTACTGGTTCTTTTGTAAACCGTTCTTTCAACTCCTTGAATGCCTTCTCCTGTCTCTCCATCCAGTCCCACTTTTTATCTTTTTTTACTAAATCATGTAATGGCCTTGCCACTGTTGCAAATCCTTCTATGAACTGGCGATAGTAGTTTGCCAGTCCTAAGAACTTTTGCACATCTTTGATGTATCTTGGCATTGGCCACTCCAAGACTCATTTTACTTTCTCCTTCTCCATCTTAATTCCCTCCGGTCCTATTACTACACCTAAAAATTCTACTTCCCTCACCTTCCACTTGCACTTCTCCAGCTTCACATACAGATCATTCTCTTCCAATCTCCTAATTACTTCTGCTACCAACTCATCATGTCCCTCCTCTGTCTCTGTCCCTACTATCACATTATCAATAAATACTGCTACCTTTCCCGTATTGATCAAATCTCTCAACAACTCATTCATCATTACTTGAAAAGTTGCTGGGGAATTCGTCAACCCAAAAAACATAACAGTTGGTTCAAACGACCCTTCTGGCGTCGTGAACACTGCTTTCCACTCATCTCCCTCTTTGATCCTCACATTGTTATATCCCCATCTTAGGTCCATCTTTGTAAACAACTTCTTGGTTCCAATGTTCTCCAAGACATCCAATATCAATGGCAGTGGATAATTGTTTTTTATCGTCCACTCATTAAGATACCTATAGTCCTGCACCATCCTCTTTTTCCCATCCTTCTTTCCTACAAAGAACACTGGCGCTGTTTGTGGTGACTTAGATGGCTGGATGTATCCCTTCCTCAGCTGCTCCCTCACAAATTCTCTCACTTCCTCCCTTTCCTCTCTTGACAAAGGGTACACCTTCTCTTTTCATGGTATGAACCCCTCCTTTACATCTATCACATGATCCCATATTTTTCTTGTTGGCATTCTTTCTAACTGCTTTTTTCCAAACACCTTTATCCACTTATGAAATCCTTCCAGCACTAACTTCTTTGCCTCTGCCTCTGACTTTGCCGCTTCTTCTTTCTCGTCCCATATTTTCCACTCCTCCACTACTTTCCTTACTTCCACTTTTTCTGTTTCTCCTTCTTCTCCTTCTCCTCTCTCTTTTTCTCCACTTCCTCCCTTGCTTCTTCTTCCTTCTGCTTCTTCCATCCCAATTTTCCTTGTACTGGTCTCCACTGCTTTCCACATTCCTCCAGACACCACATCATTTTAACCTCCCCTGTTTTCCAATTGATCTCAGGATTGTGGCATGCTAGCCATGGCATCCCCAGGATTACTGACCATTTCTGTCCTCCTATCACATCAATCTCCGTTCTTTCCACATGCCCTTTATAATATACATTCACTTCCACCGTATTTTCTATTGGTCCTTCCTTATTGAAAGACCCATCCACATTTCTCACCTGCATCAGTCTTTCCAACTTCTTTAGCTTAAAGCCCTGTTTTCTGGCAAACTCAGAGCTCATAACTAATCCTGTCGCCCCACTATCCAACAACGCTTCCACTGTAATCCCCTCCTACATATCCAATCTTTCTAGTCCAATTCTTATTGTTACTTCCCTCAATGTCTTTTCCTTTGTTTTTCTCACTTCAGTCTCCTCTTCTTCAGATGCATCAGCATTTATTTCTTTAGCTAATACACTGTATCTATTTAGAGAACTTAGTTGAGGAGTTCTAGGTTCTCTCCCTCTTTTAAATTGTTCAACAAATTAATAATCTCCTTAATTCTTATACCTCCATATTCCACTCTCCTATTGTCTGCCACTCTTCCCCTTTGACTGCGATTCCTGCAATTGTGGGCCATGTGCCCAAATCCTCCACAGGCATAACAATTCCTCCTCTGATCCACTTCCATAGCAAAGGGGTCTTGTCTAGAAAGAGCCCCCATACTCTGCCCTATCCCTGTCCCTACTCCCCTTACTACCACCGTGTTTGTTCTCTCAATGCCCTCCATTGGAGCAGGCCCTGTTGTCACCTGCTAAGGCAGTGGTTGCCTCCTTTGCCACACTAGGGGTCATGGCAAGTTCTGTCTCTCTTGTTTCTGCACTCCTTCTCCTTGTTCTTTCTTTCCCCTCAATCTTTCTTCTTTTCTCCTGCTTTCCCTCCAATTCCTATCTAGGGCCGTTGCCCTTCTGTACCATTGTTCTATGGAAGTTGGTGGATTTTCCGCCTCCATCAGCTTCCTTCTAATCCCTCCATTCATACCCTTCTTAAATTCTTCTACTAGTGGCCTCCCCTCATATCCGCTGCCTCTCACTGTTCTTTTGAATTCTTGGACATATTTCTTCATTGTCTTCCCCCCTTGCTCCATTCTTCTTAACTCCGCTGTCTTTACTGACTCCTCTTCTCCTCCCCCAAACTCCTTCCTTAAACTTGTTAGAAATTCCTCCACTGACTCATATTCCACTTTTCCTGATTCTAATTCCTCCATTACATTTTCTTTCCATACATCCACTGATCCCCCCTGCACATATGATAAAACCCACTGCACCTGCTCTTCTACATTCCCCTCAACTTCATTCTTATGAACAATCTGCATACTGTGATGAAACCTCCCACTTTCCCTGCTTCTCTGTTAAAGATGGCTGGCTTTGCCACCTCCATATGGGGTCCTGTGTTAGACCCCATTGCTGCACCTCCTGCTCCTCCCTGTGCTGCAAGCAGAGCTTGTATTTGTGCCTGCATTGCAGCCAACTGCTCCTGCTGCTGTTGGATGATTTTGTGAAGATTGATTTGACTTATATTGGGGTATGGAGGCAGTGAGTCAATTGGTGGTGGTGGTAGTGGTGTATATAAAGGAAGGGCGGAACCGGTGCTGGTCTCGCTCTCGGACTCGTACTCCAAAGACGAATAAATCTCAGTATATGATAGCAGGCCCTCTTCAAGTCCCACCTACATGATTACTGACTACCTCGTCTACTGACTACTGCCTTAAAGAAAAGTAAGCTATTTTGGTCTAAGAAGACCATTCTAATCTAAGTAAGGTTTTAAGAATGCCTACTATTCCTCTGCGTAGACAAGTTACAAGGGGACCTGTAGCACAAGGTTGATAAGGGAAAGAAGTAATGAACACATCCACAAAAGGTAATATGTTTGAAGTGTACCAGTGGGCTTTGATACAAACAAACGGCCAAGCTTCCCCTGCTTAGCTAGTGTACCCCTTATACCTAGGGCCCGGCAATTCTTCTTGATTAAAAGTCGGTGTTGACCTTCGGTCGAGGATGATAAGGAGTAAGAGACAAGGGATATGAGGGCTAGAGTTAAGCAGTCAAGAATATAGGATCGAGTTCTAATGTTATGACTTAAAGCTCAAAGTGTTTAAGCAATAAGACAACTCTTGTATTTGAGTAACACAAGAGAACTCAATAGAGAACTCTTCTACAAACTAGTCTACCTTATATAGTCCTACAGATGGT